AAATACAAATTTTAGTTTGGAATATATCCACTTGGCTAGGTCTCCACCTTTACCAACTGCATAATCAATCAACGTGTCATCACGTCCTGATACCGCTGATATTAGTTTTGATTTTACATACAAATTATGAAAGTTTCGCAATGCCTGTGTGCTAGTTTCATCCGTAGTTTTACTGTAATACACTTCGTCGATTTGATTGGGTATATTTTGTCCGGTACTAATTATATCTTCAGTAATAGGATTATGTATCGAATGCCAGTTATTATTTGCCACACGATATGCATTTCCATAATTTTTTTTAATGCCCGATAATAATTCGGCTGTTTTATCATAACGAACGCGCAATGGTACCCATCGCCATCCATCCTGATTGGTCATTACATATTTAAATTCTACAATCATGTCTTCTCCAAAATATTCACCCTCTTCCGTTTGCATTAAAAGACGTCCATCTACATCTGCTAACATGATATTACATAAGTGTGCATTTTTATCGTAAGGGTCTGTTGGATAAAAGGGAACTGGTTTATATTCATTTTCACCGTCAACACCATATGTTTTGATATCTTCGTCATCTAATATAGTTTGACACGGGTTTAAAAATCCATCGACGCGTTCATTAAATCCACAACGTAATATTAGTGTTTTATACTGAGATACAGATTGTGTACCCTGCAAATTTTTGCCTTCTTGGAAAATATGATTAATTTCATCTTTACCCATCTTGTTTTTCTTGATGGTGACCAAAAAGTCAATGGTATTATATTCGGCCGGTTTCCATTTAAAGGAATGCTCCCATGTTGACTTTGTTTTCGGTCCAGGTTTTCCGTCTACAGATGACCCACCCACAGCGAATTTCGCTGGCGTAAAGATTAGACCATCTGTATTATATTCATAAATTCCATCATTTTTATTGGATAATATTTTGGAACATCCGTCGAATATAGTATTTTGGTCAGTATCATAATAGAAGGATTTACATTGGACGCGGAATTCGCATGGGTTAGTATTGCAACGCGGTTTCACTTCGCCGGTTCCAGGGTCATCTAAGATTGAAACTGGATTCAATAAATCAACAAACTTATGCAATAATGGCAATCTATATTCGATTTCAGCCTTTGCATCTCCCTCCACTCCTACAGTTGATAAAAACGGGTATTCTCGAACGGACTTTTCATGAACATAATATACATCGAAAGCTGCGTATAAATTAATAAATTTACCATTTTTATCATATTTTATATGTTCACCGTCAAGCAAGCTGTTAAACAATGTCTTATCTGTCGTCTTTGTACCAGTAAACATAACGTTCATATTTGTATCTATCATGTACATACGACCATCATTCGTTATATATAATAAGGTTCTATCGCCGTCCGCCTTATCGGTGACTGTATAATCATTACGAATATTTGGACTCAATAAGGTTGTATTTGTATTATCAACAACATGCTCCATTTGTAATGTAATTGAACTTGGACCAATAAAACTAGACGAAGTTATTTTGCGTTTATGGTGGGAAGTATTCTCCTCTTCTGGGTCACCGTGCAATAAATGCATATATGATTGTAACACTCCATCACGCTCTTTGTATGAAATAGGGAATTTGGTGCCCTGTATACCACTCAAAACTATGCGAATACATTTACGTAAAGCAGCCATTAATTTTGGAAGAGTATTATAATTACTACCCGGTCCAACACCGTAATTATCTACTTCTAGTTCAACTTCATATTGTTCCACTCCATTAAATACATCCGCTTCTTGTATAGTATACTGCGGTACAATGACGTTGTTTGTTTTTTTTGATGTTTTTATGATTGTTAAATCTGCAAATACTGGTAATTCATCATGTTGAAACCGAACACGGTTCATGGAGCGAAATATTTTTAATGAATCATTCCACTTGTCAATGATGGGTCGTGTATACTGCGATTGCACGTGAAAATCTTGTTCAGTTTGGTAAGAAACCCGGAAATTAAAGTCCTCTACATCATGTTTTTTAATTAATTCTCCTGATTTTGTAGTCGCTGTCATTTTTTGTGTAAATTTAATTTTATTGAAAAGAGTAGATGGCATGTCGAGCAACTTTTGTAAGCTATTTGTTCGACAATATTCTTGTATCAAATCTAATCCTGTAATTTCAGTACGTATATTTGATATTTTCTTTTCACCGTTTCGTGTATATTCATTTTGTATGCGTAACATGTGAACTCCATTATCAGTAACCGGTGTAAACCCACATGCATATAACTGTTTCACCACATTATCATAATCGATTTTAGATAGAGGTTTTGAAATACGTGGGTTGGTACCAAATCGTATTTCCAGTTCACTCGTTTTACCAGCATGCTGAACAAGCGGATTACTTTCTAAATAGTGTTGAACAATGCGTTCAAACCCAGATTTTTGTTCAGCTTGCGTCTTTGGTATATGTGGATTGTCCGTTTTTTTCATAGATTCCCCAGACATGATAATATATTTTGTATATAAATAGAAGATATATTATTATTTCAATTTTCCATTCAAAGTTTGCAAAAACTACATGATGACACACATGAATGTGTGTGGTTTATACCAGCGAACATTTAAAATGGGACGCTCCGTAGGAGCGTCATTTCAAAACGTTACTGGTATCTGGCCATTGAGAAATTCAAATGTCCCATTTTAATTCTTCCATGGTTTAAATGGATAATTTATATTTAGATATATACATACCTACCATTTCATATAAGTCAGCTTTCTTATATTTTTCATCTTCATTGAAGATTCCAAATAATTTTGCATACTCAATCAAGTCATCCAATTTATAAGAACCGATTGACTTTAATGGTTTGTCATCATGCTCAATTAAATAACTATTCTTTCGAATTTGGTCCAATGCCGTATTAGATAGTGGTTCCGGGTTAATCATATAATTATTTCTTTCATTTTTATAAATGACAAATACATCATTGGACGTGTTTGTTAAAAATTCGAGTCTCATATTATTCGTTTGATTCATTATTATAAATTGAATATTATGATACACCGTAATTGCAATGACACACAATAAATTTGTTTTAAAAGGTGACGTCATTAAATCAGATAATATTTCCTGAATATTCGTTTTGGTGACTTTATGATTGGATTGTTTTAATGTAGATTGACATGCATTTATTTTAGTTGATAGCTGTTGTTTCCATTCAAGTTCAAATGTACGATGTTTATTATGTATCATTAAATATTCGTCATATTTATGAATCGCAATATACATGCACCAAAATAAAGAATCTTCTTGACGCGGTGAAATGATATCTGCTTTATTTTGAATTAAATTGTCAACCATAGACGATTCAACCGCCTTTTCTATATTACTTTGTACAATAGTATCTACGGTTAAATTTACCGGAACTGATTTGTTATTAACAGATAACATATAAGGGGTGAGTACTTTTAACAAATCGGTGATTGACTGATTTGTATTCTTATCGTGCATGTTTTGTTGTAAAAATAATGAATTGTGAATATGTGTCATCATTATCTACCTACTTCGCTATATGACATTGTTATGCTGTCTTTATCTTCTTTATGATTATTAAACAAGGCTGTTTTGAATTCAGCTTTTTGATATTCGGTTAGCGTGAGAGTCTCTTCTTGTTCACGTGTGTAATCTACGTATTTTAATAATTCGTTTATGACTTCATCATTGATATATGTTAAATTGACATATACGCCACTTTTGTTTTCATTTAATTTACACAAATGTTTTGATAAAATACGTAGTATTTCGACTTGATGAAATTTATTCATTTTTTCAATCGATTGCTTTAATTTTTCAAGTAGTTCATGTTTATCCATATTGTCTTATTTTATTATATACTATTGTTTTATATACATTTAAAAAAACTTAAGTAATGTCATATACGACTTATAACAATACATTTACATATACTATTGCAAACAACTCAACCTATATATTTGACCAAACCGACTATTCGATTATTAAAAGCGCATTTGACAGATGGGATGATATCATTACAATCGATTCTCGGTTTGGTGAATCATATAGTATTCATGTAGATATGGTAATAGATGTTTTAGAACCAGGTACTCTAGGAGGAGCAAGTATTCAAACCATTACTTACATGGATACTCAAACGTTTGGTAACACACTTCCATATAGTGCAGATTTAACCATTAATGCTTCATATGTATATGGAATGAAGACATCTATTCGTAGTAGTGGAAAATCTAGTTATTATTATGTTTTATTGCATGAAATCGGTCATATATTAGGTATCGGTAGTTTTTGGCATTTACCAGGCACGCCTAAGATGAGTTACCTAGACAATGGTGTTACTAAATATTTGTATACTGGCGTAAACGCACTGCGTGAATATAACTCGTATTTTAAAACAAATGACTATACATTTACTGGAATACCAATTGAAGACGATGGGGGAGGTGGAACAGAACTTGTCCATCCAGAAGAAGGCGATGAAGGAAGTGTTTCGTTTAACGACCGATATGTAAATGGAGTACTGTATCCAGGGTTAAACACGGAGTTAATGACTGGATGGCTAGATAATACAACCGAGCCGGCCCCGTTAAGTAGAATTACTCTCGGTTTTTTGCAAGATATGGGTTATGGTGTAAAATATAATCTCGCGGATGTATATATAGAAATGGCCTGGTTAGCAAGAACTGATGCAAATAATTTAGAACAAACGTATATACAAGGTTTTTTAGACGTAAGTGGTAATGTTATACATCGAAATGGTACGATTGATGCAACAAACGGCCTGAATGTATCGAATGGAGCTCTTACAGTAACGAAAGATACCACCACCAATCGTTTATTTGTTGATACAACCAGTAAACTTACCGGTAAAGTTACCATCTTAAATGATGTATCCATGACAGGCAGTCGAGTAGATATTATTGGTAATTTATACGCAAATTATCCGGATGGTTCCATTCCTTCATCCGCTATTATTGGTGGTATAGTGACTACCACGTATGACTCGAATGCCACATTTAATCAAGATTTAACTGTGATTGGAAGTACATCGGTATCTAGGTTACATGCGTCTGGAGACACATCGTTGAATCGTTTATTTGTGACTGGTGGAATAAATGCGATTACTACTCCCATCAATACAACCGCAGGTCTTACTGTAACGAACAGTAATATTACAGTTACAACCGGAAATGTTACAGTAACTACTGGGAATATTACTAGTAATCAACACATAACAGCTACTGAAGACCTTACTGCTAAACGCTTATTTATAGTAAACGGTAATGCTTCTATCGACAATGGTAACTTGAACATAACGAATGGTAATATTAACATTACTAACGGTAACATTACTACAAATAACTATGTAAAACCTAATTATATTACTACAGCTTACGATACAACTACGAGTCGTCTATTTGTGAGTTCAACTTCTCAATTTACAGGTAAAACTGTATTATTAAATGATGTTTCCATGACTGGTACCCGAGTCGACATTTGTGGTAACTTCTATGCGAAATATCCGGATAGTACGATTCCGCCCTCGGCCATTATTGGAGGTGTGAGTACAAATAATTTTGGCAGCAATGTCACATTTTTACAAGATATCTCTGTAAATGGATTGACATCAACGAACACATTAAATGTCGGTAATGGAGGAATAACTAGTAAATCTCTTTTAACAATCGTAAATAATGGTATTTCGACATCAAATGGTGCAATTACTATGTTGAACGGTAATCTTGAAATGACAAATGGTAACATTGCGATAACAAATGGTAATATTACTACAAATAACTATATGAAGCCTAATTATCTTTTAACAACTTACGATACAACTACAAATCGTCTATTTGTGAATTCAACTTCTCAATTTACAGGTAAAACTGTGTTATTAAATGATGTTTCCATGACTGGTACCCGAGTTGACATTACCGGTAATTTATATGCGAAATATCCAAATGATACTATTCCGGCAACGGCTATTATTGGTGGAGTCGGTAGCAGTGTTTTTACAACGGATATTAGTGTCAATGGATTAACTGTTGGTAAAGGAAAAGGCAATCTAGAATACAATACTGCATTGGGTGTAGTTGCACTAGGTAGTAACGTAACGGGTGATTTTAATGTTGCGGTTGGTAACAATGCGTTAACTACTAACACAACAGGTAATCATAATGCTGCGGTTGGACGCAGTGCGTTAACTGCTAACTTAACGGGCACTAATAATACTGCGACCGGAAGCAACTCGTTATTTACTAACATAGCTGGTCATCATAATGTTGCGAATGGATACAGTTCGTTATTTACTAACACAGGCAGTTATAATACTGCGGTTGGAAGCTACTCGTTAAATGCTAACTCAAGTGGCGAATATAATACTGCGAATGGATACAATTCGTTAACTACTAACACAACGGGCGGTAATAATACTACGATTGGGGCCAGTTCATTAAAATTTAACACAACGGGCGGTAATAATACTGCGAGTGGATTCGAAGCATTACTTGCCAACACAACGGGCGGTAGTAATACTGCGTGTGGAAACGCGTCAGGATATAATAACATCGATGGCTCTTATAACACATTTATTGGTGCAGGCACAGACGTTTCTCCTGCCAATGCAAAGTGGACAATGTCCACCGCACTCGGTGCCAATGCGAAAATCACTGCATCCAACCAAATCACACTCGGTACTGCGACAGAAACTGTTCGTGTTCCTGGTAACTTAGGAGTTACTGGAATAATTACACAATGGTAAGTGGATAACCAATAAAAAATAAATTTCCTACTTATTCAGGAAATTTATTTGACATATCCATATAACTTTTTATGTTATATTATACTTATAAATGACCGTATTGTTGCATGAACAATACAGTATACATACTTTAATTATAAATTAAGCCTTTAGTACTTTTAACTTAGGTTGTCTCGATGGTAGTGTATGCAATTCTCCAGTCATTTTATCTTTTAGTCTCGCAATGACACAAATATATGGGTCATTTAATTCATAACGCACACCAATAACATTTACTAATAATTTATCGTTTTCTACAACGGATGCAAATATGCTGTCCGTAAAGTGGTGGTCTCGTGCAATAAAAACCGTCACTGGTACAGACCCGTCTTCGTCGACAACTTCTGCATGAATACCTGCCTTAGTAATCGTTTTTGTGGTACACTCAATAAGCATACCTTCCACTGGATGACATATCATACATTCAAATAATACTTGAAACTCTACATAAGTTCCTCTAACAGAACCACTAGAATAATTTATAATGCGTACTGAGTTAGGTTTAACAATTCCTTCTGCAATACATTTACTAGTGATTCGATGCGAAATATCCTTTTCTAAATTCTGCTTGATATTTTTACCGACTTCCGTAATGGATAATGTTACTTTTTTATTTAAAACAGCAGGACTAAATACACCATAAATTTTGTCGGTTTTCTTATTCATACTACTATAATGTCACAAAATATATTTCTATGTTATTTATAGAACTATATTCAATTTTTCAATAATACACGTTCATTTCTTATAGTTTGGGTAAATCATTTGCTAATGTTTCTTCTACATCGAAGAACCATTTCAAATTATTTGGACCAGGATTATCGTTAAAATATCGCATAATCAATTCCATCATAACGCATAACCCCACGCGCATTATATTCTTTGCATTCGTATTTACATCGTATTTTGTAATATCCTCTGTACCTTTCTGCATTTTATATGGATCTTTTGCTAAAACCTTGTTATTCATGAATTTTACTATTTCATTTTTGCCCATTACACTACATTTAAATCCTTTGTTTGCAGTTACTTGCTTGCCAGTCGTGATTTGTTTCACAATTTCTTTCATCTTGAATGTCATTTCGTTCTTTTTAAACATATGCATAAATCCAACAAAGGGTTGTATTTTTGATACATCTATATGATACTTGTCACGTAACTTATCTTGATATTTTCGTACAACTGCTGCTTCTGCCTTCTTCCATTGACGTGTTTCTATGATTTGAACATACATATTGATATGGTTATCTCCACCAAGTGCAATACTTCTCTCCTTAGCCATTTGAAACATCTTTCCGTCAAAATAGGATTTTATAACAGATTCAACCATAGTAGGAGGTATGTAAGATTCTATTTTATACAAATATGTCAGCATGGTTAATTTATCCTGGATTAATTGCATATCTATCCAATGGTAAATAATATATTTTTGAATGTACTCATCCGGAATATTGACATGATTTACCAACTCATCGTAAACATGACCCATATGTTTATACCAATCACTTTCTGCGGTTTCCATCAGTTTACCTTCTTTATGATTTATTCTTTCGAGTTTGATGGTTTTGAGACATATGTCTAGCTCTTTATATAATGATTGGTAAGTTCTTTCTATTTTTTCTACATTCATTATTTTCGGTTCATCGTCAATGGATATAGAAGGTTCTTGTGTTTTATGTAATTCCTCTTTATTAAGAGGTAACTCCATATACATTTCATTGGGTTTATACTCTATTGGAACCGAACGGTCGAGAACAGACGCTTTCACATCGGTTATTTCTAGTGGTTGAAACCCATAATATTCACCTGCATTAATCAAAAACCCATTTCGACCATATTTGTCTACCAAGTAATTATGCGAATTTTCAATAAACGTGGACAATACGTAATCTATCTGCTCGATTGGGAACGTGGTTTTAATTTGTATTGATAAAAGTAATTGCTCTCGACTATAAAATGTTTGTTCTTTGAATAAATCGCGTATTCTTTTTGCAATCGCATTGTAGTTCATTTTTATATAATGTTCTCCATACGCAGTTTTATTAATGTCAGTATCTGCAATAGTTGCCATGGGAGAACAAACAAAGTCACAGTTCATGTAATCACAAATACCGCTTCCTTCTTTATCCCCAATCTTATAGTTAATTTCTTGATTACTAGATAATTTTAATTTAATGTTTTGGTTCTCGGCCAATGCATTCAATTTATCTATTGTAAATGAAGTTTGTCCAATGTTTAATATACAGTCTACTGCCGTTTCTTTCATTATACGCGTTATTTTACCAATTTCTACCGCTTTGTTTTCAGCATATCGGTAAATATATAAATCCGCCGTTTCTTTATCGTCCGTCGGTTTTGTCGCATGCAAATATATTTCAACATTGCGTTCTTCAAATGGTAACATACAATGACTTAGATTTCGCACGCCTCTGCCAATAATTTGTTCGACGCGATTCATATTATACCACGGGTCTAATATGTGTAACTGGCGAATATTTTTAAAATCGAGACCTTCTGCAGCAGCCTTTGTAATTAAAACCACTCGTACAAGTTCTCCATTTTTGTTTGCAGGGTCTGTAATATATTTTAAATCGGCCAAATTATTTGGTGAAAATGATTTATCCCCGGTAATCATAACATATTTTGCCGGTCGAAACTTCGTTTTATCTTCACTTTCTGCTAACGTTTTAAAAGTGGTTGAATCTACCGGTTCTGTCGGTGCAACTTCAAACAAAGATTTTGTATGACTCGCAAATCCGTATCGTGTAAACCCCATTTCTTCTAACGCCAATGCTATAGGAACAACTCCCCCATCAATAAATTGGGAATAAATCATTATGATTCCAGTTGACTTCTTTATGTTCTCACATATGCTTGCTATTTTACCACTATACTTATGAATATTTTTGGGGTGGAATATATGACCATATTTTGCAACCATCTCAGGTTTATATTTAAAATTACAACGAAGTTCAAAGGGTGTTTTGGTATGCGTATATGTTACCACGCTAGATAATCCTTCTTTACCAATCATGCTATTTATGATGGCAGTGTACCGTTTCATCTTATCAACATCGTCCGTTGATTCAATTGATTCGCTACCCCCCACAATTGAATTATTGTTATTGATATTTGCATTATTTTCACTATTTTCACTATTAGTAGGTGACGTGTCAGGAGACTGTGTTTCACTCTCTGTAGTTTCATTTTCACCAGGTGTTTCTTCGGCAGACGCCGGTTGAGGTAATTCACTCCTTATTGCATCAAATTCCGGTACAGGAAACACCATATTGAGCGCCTGCAATGGTTCTCTCATAATAGTATAACCAAACGATTCCATGTTCTCAAAAGTAGGCATTTCACGTTCTTTACCATACACATCGGTAGTTGAATAAGACCTTTCTATCAAATGATTCACTATAAAATCATAGGCAGCCTTTTGATATTCACCAACTGTATCTACGTATAACGGCGTTTTGCTCGGTTTAACCTCGATTTCTTTGTTATTCATTTGTAAAGATGGATATTTGTCATATGAGATTTGTCTGTCAGATGCAAAATCGACCGGATATATTCGATATGGAAATGTATATGGATTTTCTCCACGAATATAGGAAATATATCCAGTTAACTTCCTGCGTAGTAACTCTTCCCCACCTTCAACTGTGGTTCCATCTGGTAATGTACGAGATTCAGTGAATTGACCATCTGCATTAAATACGTCTTTTTCTTCAATAAGACCACGTTTATCCACCGCATTTAATAAATTAGTTAACCAAATAATTTCCCGATGGTTGTTAAATAACGGAGTCGCTGATAATAACAACAACCGTATGTTTTGAGCATATTTACATACTCGCATTAATAAATTTGATGCTTTTTTCGCTTCTTTGTTCTCTTGCATGACACGAAGATTATGTACTTCGTCTATAATAATTAATCGATTATTGAACAGCGACTGTATTTTATTAATTTCTTGAAGTTTTTGTTGTTTTACATCTAGTCCGCTTGCAGCATCCACTGCGGTTTTTCGCTTAATATAATTTGCAAATTCACCGTAACCCATAAAAATATAATATTGAGATATTAATGAGTTTATTTGTGAAATAACTTTATCACGAGACATATTCTGTATTTGAGATGGATTAATTTCTTTCAACAAGGTGTTTCCAATGCATGTATTCAAATTCCAATTACCTCCTTCGTTGGATAACTTCTTTTCGTCAAAAATTTGCATACGAAAGTTATTTTGTACGTTTGGTGAAGCAATGACAATAATTCGTTGTGAAATACCGGTTTGTTTCATATAACTACGCATTTCTTCTGCAATACCAATGGCACTGCATGTTTTACCCGTACCTAGCCCATGATACAATAATAAACTGTTATACGGAGTTTGAAACGACATAAAGTTTTTCACAAACAGCTGATGAGGCATTAGCTCGAATTCAGCATCACACATTTGTTCGGCGTGTGCTTTAATGTCGTATATTTTACCATCATATTGAGTATCATTAAATTCCTTTCGCTTAGCGATTTTCACATTGAAATTCGGGTCGTTTAATTCTGGATATAAAAAATCATAGTTATTATCCAGTTTTAAATGTTCTCGTTCAGCTAATTCTTTGGCAGTCATAAATTTGTTAAATTCATTTGATTCAATATTATCTGGTGGAATTCCAATTTTATCTTGTATGGCATTTTCGTTATCTGTAGCATTTGTTTGCATAACAGGTATTTTGAATTGCTCCTCATTTAATACAGGGGGCTCTACCAAAGGTGCTTCAAAAGGACTTTCATGGTCTTTACTCCCATTTTCGTCAATATTTACTAATTGTTTTAATTCGGGTTCATCTGTCACACTATCTGGAATTTCTTTGTCCACTGAAACATCTTGTGTCATTCGTTCCATTTCCTCTAGATGAATGATTTGAATAATCATCTCATCATTTAATGTGCCATAATAAGTTGATTTAACATCCCCTTTCACTCGTGTCTTTAAGTCGGCAATAAGATTCTTAAGACGAGTTCCGGTGATGTTTTTTCCATCAATCAACCCATTTTTAAGATAATATACTCTGTCAAAGTTACGATTTAACATATCGATATCGTATTTTTTCGCTCTATGACCATCTACTGATAAAACAAGCTGTTTACCATTTGAAGACAATTCTACTTCAGTCAACTTGTAACATGTTTTATCTTCATCGCATCTAAACCCTACCGGACATCGTTTATCTTCACATGATAATTTGTCATCGCTATTAAATGGATTCATGGATGAAATAGTATTAACAATATTACTGATAGGTGACGGTGTCTTCGGTTGAATTTTTAGTTTGCGCCGCGTTGTATTTTTTGTAGATGATATGTCAGGTTTGTTGGTACGCGTCTTTTTCGGCATATGTATTAAAATATAGGTATATATTTTACAACATACATTTCATTTATTTACTTTACATATACATAATGTAATTTTGTGTTAACATATCATGAATATTTGTAATCATTCTCTTTTTTTCTAAATTATAAGGTCGTATGATGGAAAGACAATCATCTATCGTCTTCCACTCCATTTTACTCACTTCTGTACGTTCAAACCCAGTAAGTTCTTCGCTAGATTTATACGGAATGTGTGCTATATAATATTTATGCTTGTAAGATTTATAATTTGAACCGGTAAATACCTCTTCGTAGGGATAAATATTGTGAATAATATCTAAACAGTTTGGTCTAAATCCGGTCTCTTCACAGAACTCTCGTATTGCACAATCATAATCTTTTTCCTGGTAATTACGACGCCCTTTTGGAAACCCCCATTCGGGTTCTTCCCAATGTTTGTACTGTTTACTATCTTCAATTAAGGAGGCTAATGAATATGTTTCCCCGCGATGTAATACACCAGTACGTAACTGTTCGAATTTGTCACGTGAACCATTTTCTTCATGTTTATATTGATTACCCAATTCGTTTTCCCCCCATATATGCTTCCATAATTCAGCAAATGTATACGTAAGTAAATATTCTTTTTCAGCAGTTGTCATTTGTGTTATCATGTTCATGATATAATCTTTGTTATAAAGCGTATATTTTCCTCGCATAAAATCAATAAATCCAAATGTGTCTTTACGTCGTATAGTTAAAAATTGCACTTTGGACTCAAAAATGCGAAATGCAATTATACCAATACTAATAATAGGTAATTTACATAAGTGATATACATGTCCATATTTTCCACAGTTATTACAATAATTATCCGTCATTTATAATAGTAATACGATAAATCCTAGGTAAATATAATAAGCAGTCTTTATATAAATATTTGGGCAATGTTGTTTGAACCTTCCGTATGGGGACCTCATTATTGGTTTTTTTTACATACCGTAGCAGAGTCCTATCCTGACAATCCAAATGAAGTTATCAAACGAAAATATTACGACCTAATACAAAATATGCCATTATTTATTCCGGTTAGCGAAATAGGTGATAAATTTAGCAATATGTTAGATAAATATCCAGTAACTCCGTATTTGTGTTCGAAACGGTCGTTTGTCCGTTGGATGCATTTTATTCACAATAAGTATAATGTTTTACTATTGAAACCGGAATTATCTTTGCCTGAAGCACTTGATAAGTATCGTGCAAAATATAAGCCTAAACCTATTTATTTAGCTGAACAAATAAATTTGCGTCGACATTATTTGTATGCATTTTTTATTTTAGTGGTTATATGTTTCATATACATGAATTATGAATAGGCATTTTACAACATGTATCCTTGTAAAAGATATTCTCTATATAATATAAAATGAGGTTGGAATTGTATATTATATTGATTGCTGGGTTTATTATTGCCAATATATACACTGACGGTAAATATGTGAAACTCCTAACAAGCAGTAAAAAATATTATCAAATGGCCGGGGTTGCATTCGGTGCGTTCATGATATATATATTGCTTAAACGTAATCCATTACGAGCACAACAAATCATAAGCGCATCCAATGATTATTTGCGATATTTACCGATTGACAGAAATACATCCAATATGATTTCGCCTATTTTGGATTTTACGAGTCGTCAACAATTTGCAGAACAAAGTATGGATGGGTATGATTATAGCAATCAATCATCTCTGTACCAAATTCGACTCAAATGAATGCTGAAACACGTCTAATGCAGTCAGGCAAAAAATCCACAAAACGTTCGGTAAGTGAAACGAAAAAAAAATTCGTTGCCTCTAGACAAGATTGGAAATGTGGAGATTGTCATAACCAATTAACTGCGTGGTTTGAGGTTGACCACAAAATACGGTTAGAGTACGGAGGAAGCAACCATGTAGATAATTTAGTTGCATTGTGCAGAGAATGTCATGGAAAGAAAACTACCATGGAAAATTTATAATCAATCATCAATCAATCGTATATTTGATATACAATAATTATCAAATATACATGTAATATAATATACCGTCATTTTATAGAATAGAAATGATAGATAATATACTAACAGTTATAAAAACGTATAATAGGCATATCGTATTAAGTATATCTATTATCATTGCTGGAATATTTTTTACCCAAGGTATCAATCATAATAATAACGAATCTGTATCGCGTGATATCACCATTATGTTGGTGTCTTTAATGGTCGGTATCGGTTATTTTATGTTGTCTTATTTACAAAATATATTTCATGCCAATTTTCTGTTGATTTCCACTATATTTTCGATTATACTACTGATAATAATGTTTATATTTACGTCAGTAATAGTTAGCAAAGAAGCTCTTGTCATGTTTGCATTTTTTACGGTAGCTGCGCTTACGTTGATTATTATATTAGGGTTGGCAATATTCTTTTATATATTTAGTAATTATTTGAAATCACTTACAGGTTGGGCAGGGTTCCTTGTTAACTTTATATTTTACATACCTTGCTTATTGCTGTCATTTGTGCAGTTTATTGTTAACGAGTTTAAAATAACAACCAATCCGGTCATCATTCTTTTCTGTCTTGAAATTCTATTATTACTAGTGTATGTATATATTCCCAAAATAGTAAATTACATTTCAAGTAAAGATGGCGTTCCTATTTTAGAAGATAGTATTGCACTCAGTTCACCCAATACGTTTTCGTTACATAAATATACAATTATGCCGGATATGGATATACAACCGAATGGAAATGAAAATGAAACACAACGACAAAGTTATGCGCTGTCCATGTGGACCTATGTAAATATGCATGGTGCAAATAAAATGGCATATAATTCGGAAACACCTATATTTGATTATGGGGAAGGTAAACCCAAAATTACATATTATACAGGTGACAGTCAAGAAGCGACGCGCGATGTATATCGTATCTATTTTACAAATAATGTAAAGTCAACTAGAGACACTAACCCTGCGAATGATTTTAAATCATATTACGAAGTTAAGCTCCCGCCACAACGATGGAATAACTTGGTATTTAATTATAGTTCTACTCATGCAGATTTATTTATAAATGGACATTTAGAACGAACATTTACATTTAAAAATAGTACTATGCCCAAACTAAATGCAAGTGATGTGATTACCACCGGTAGCCAAGACGGTTTACACGGTGCAATAAGTAATATACGCTATTATCCCAAAACACTTAGTAGACATAAAATTACAAGCATGTATACTATATTTATGAAAAAATCACCACCCATAATTAATTTATAATGATTTATTATATAAACAATGAATACTATTGCAATTGGTTTAGCTATATTAGTATTAGTATTAATCTATGTGTTGTACTATTTTTTCATGGTATCAGCAACCACTTTAATGAAGATGGCAAATTTAAACGAAACTAACCCTGGGATTAAAGTCGCAAATAGCCCATCCAGTACTCGTTATGCATATGGATTATGGATTTATGTAAATTCTTGGAATACAAGCATAAGCAAAACTATTTTTGCTAGAAATAAAAACTTAAAGTTGAAATTTGACAATAGTGCTCCGGTATTAAAACTGGAAATGGATATGACTTCTGGTCAACCCAAGGTAATGGAAATTACCGATAATTTCCCATTACAGAAATGGGTATATATTACCATTAGTGTAGATAATCAATATGTAGATGCCTATCTAGATGGAAAACTAATTAAATCTGGACGCATGTTTAATGGTGAATCTACTCCATATGCAGTACCCAGCACACCCGGTAATGATGACATTATTCTTGGTGGCGGTTCTCATTTTGATGCATACGTTTCGAATTTTAAACGTTGGACGGAACCGATTGACCCACAAATAGCATGGAACGAATATATGGAAGGAAATGGGCAATCTAGTTTAGCAAGTGTCTTATCCTCTTATGGTATTCACATGGCTATTACAAAAGATAATGTTGAACAATCCAAATATAAATTATTATAATTCTTATCAAATCGTTTTATACTTATATATTATATTTAACGATTATGAATGCACCGCCGCAAATTCCAACAAGTACAAATATAAGTCCTCCGCAAAGTGTCCAATCATTTGGCAATAGTATTAGTCAAACTATGAATAATTTATCACAGTCGGTAAAGTCTAATATGAGTTCTTTTTCGCAACCCATACAGGCGGGTGTGGATGCACCTAGTGGGTTTTTACAATCGAACTCGATTATTGCAAAATTCGCTTTCCTTATATTAGTCATCGTTATATTTTTGTTCTTATTAAATTTAGGAGTGTTAATAATGCAAAATCTCATGTTTCCAACAAGCAGTCCTTATTTAGTCGATGGATTAATTGACGGCACAAATGGGTTGACAATTACACAAGACCCGAAAAATGATAAATCTATTCTCATACGTAGGTCAAATAATCAAACTAGTGGTATCGAGTTTACCTGGTCTACATGGATTCGTATTGATGAGTTACCGGATAAAACAAATGGTAAATATCAACATATCTTCCATAAAGGCTCGAATGAATTTGATGAAGTCACGGGGGTTGCCAAAATTAATAATGGTCCTGGGTTATACGTTAAACAACTTACTCCCACCAATAATGCAAATGTGGCATCCATAAAAATAATCATGTCTACCACAAAGAATGGTAATAATGATTTTATTGAGGTGGATGATATTCCATTGAAACAATGGATAAATATCATTATTCGTATGCAAAATACAGTGTTGGACGTTTATGTAAATGGTACTGTGGCTGGACGTTTAAATCTAACTGAAGTGCCTTTACAGAATTATTATGATGTGAATATATGCAAAAATGGCGGATTTAATGGTAAAGTATCCAATCTTCGTTATTATGATTATGCGTTGAATATTTTCCAAATAACGAAAATTGTTGCAGCTGGTCCAAATCTAAAGAGCGCGGCTACTAGTAAACCAATTACAAATTTCAATTATATTTCCACATCCTGGTATACGGCTAAGCTTTAAGTATGAGACCTTTTAATCTGTAGTTTATAGATAGGTTATTTTGCCTATCTATAAACTATTTCTGTTCCTATATTAAATGGGGGATACGACTATATTATGTAATCAACGTAAGCAATATATGCTTTTTAACGTACCTGCATTACGATATGAAGTACAATCACCTTACCCGACATATACCCAAACAGAATTAAACATGCGACGTAAAACCGAAATTTTGAAATATAATAGAAATTCTTCGCAAGGCCCTAGATTAACAAAAAAACAAGTATTAGCACAAAAAATTAAAGGTAATTATAACCAATCAAGAACCGTTTGCCCGGATGATTACAAAATTCCCGTCCTGTCGACCGCAGCTGGTATACCTGGACCACCTATATATTTAGTAGAAGACCGCAATGTCCCGCTTTATAATTATCTCAAAGATACTAACGCATACGCAGAACAAACACTTGAAGATAATTTTGAATTCATAGTTCATCCATATTATAACCAAATGTGTCCAGATGTATTCAATATATACACGCATATTGCAAAATTAATTATTCGTAAACCAATTCGTACACCATATACATATTTTACATATTATACACCTGTTATATTTTCCATGTCTGGGACAAATATACCATACGAAAGTGATGGAGCTCGAGTAACGATATCTATGAATTCGAGTGCAATTAACTTTCAGGCATATTACAGTGAATCACCTGTTGTAAATTCCATTGAATTAACGTATACTTTTTTACAACAAAATTCTGCTACAGCTATTATACAACGACCCTCTAGTGTTGTTTCCCCAAATAAGTTTGATTATTCATGCCAAGTTTATTGTGGTATATTAAAAATAGATGGTATTTTACTGACTACTACGCCAGGGTTTGTATATGATTTAAAACTCCGTTATTCTGCATCAAAAAATGTAATTTCCTATGTAGGCAACGAAAATCTACAATCAACGGTCAACACTACAATACGTGAACGCACTACGTTTGAATTATATATGAATGTAGACGATTCGTTTGTATTGAATCCACCCGTTAACTGTGTTGTAGATGAAAATTCGATTTTAGTACCTACACCCAGTAGAGAAGTTGTAGTGACTGGTAGAGGCGCTTAATCCAACATTATGAATATAATTCGTTTTCAATATACGCATCATATTCTTCACGACATAATGGACACGTGACACAGTTTACTACACATGTCACACATATGCTATGACAACACCCTGGTATAATTAATTTGTCTGGACATATTTCTTCTAAACACACCGGGCAATCTGTACGTATATTCGATTCTGCATATTGTTTACGCAACATGCGCTGCATTCGTTTATAATTATGTTCGGCTTTTATACGTTCGTTCGACAGAATATTTCGAAGTGTTTTTATTTTTTTCGTGTTTGACAGGTTCTTACCTGATAAATATTGTATTTCGTTGTCTTTCTCTTCGAGTTCAGTTAATGGTCGCGGATATGGAGTATGTGCCTTATGATAAATAACTTGAATATTTATGGGGGCACTAGAAATGGGCAGATTTCTAGTATTATGTGAAACACGTATATAAGACATTAATACGTTTTGCACGTACAAACGATATGGGTCGAAATGAGTATTAAATGATTTAACAAAATCATTCAATAAAGGTACTTCGTGTTGTGTATAAATAGGCTCACTATCTTCCCACATTTCTTCGTCTGCGTCGCGACTATGAGTAATATCTCTATATGCAATAATGATTTCTTTAGGAATAGTTAATGTGTAATCATGTACCACCTGTGTTTTGTTTTTAGTACTATTTGTAAGGGTATATGTTTGTATACTATATTGACGAATCACACCATCGTTCGTAGATACATTAAATTCGTCTAGAAAATCAGCGAGAGCACGCTTAAATAAATCGTCTCGAGTCATTTTAGGCATTTCTAACAAACGCTTCTTGTATGTAAATACAATGAAATATCTATCGTACTTATATCAATTTTTCGTTATACTTTTATTTGTCATTTAAGTATATAATGCCTGACAAAAAAAACAAATCCACCAAAAAGCAACCCAAGCATAACAAAAGTGCCAAAAAACGCCCGACAAATGGACATAAGTTAACTTGGATTGAACACTTAAAAATGTATTCAAAAGCGCATAACATGAAATACGGTGATGCTATGAAAGACAAGAAATGTCTTGCATTATACCACGAGAGTCGTTAAATCGAGAATCAATGCATGATTGCAAATAATTCGTCTTATATTGTGTTATTTCTTTAAAATTCGGTGGATAAGTGCTTACATCAAACGCATATTCATCTAATCTATTTATAACACAATAAAACATATATTCGTTGTATTCAATCAACCGTATAATAATTTTAACATGGTCCTCCCATGTGATATCATAGTTATTATGTAATATAAATATGTCAAATGCAGTTTCAGGTGCATACAAATGTATTTGCGGCTCATATTTCACATCCAGTTCTACGTGTTCTTGTGTTATTTTATGTATTGCTTTCATCTTTTCTACTATTTGCTTGTATTTTGCCCTAATTTCGTGGCGAGTTAATTCTGGATGACAGTTGTGATTTGGTATATTCATATACTTTGAACATTGATTTATCAACCATTTTAAATCGGCTAGAAATACTCTGGTTGTAGCGATATCATTTCGAACACTTAAATTCTGTAACATTTTCACTTCCTTTTCATATTGTGTTCGTTTCAAATTCACAATTGTCATTTCTTGATTTATTTTGTCTAATGGCCACTTATGTATATCCTGATATTCGTTTAACATACTTGTATATAACCCATGCGAATTGTGTATTTTCTCCAAATTAATTTCATGTTCTCGCTTGATAAAATGGATTTCATCTTTTGATAATTCACAGGAAGAATATGACCCTCCTCGTACATTATTTATACCGTAGGCTTTCATGTATTTTTTCACGAAAAAGTCGATTTCACTGTTTTGATATAATACAACTGATTCTAAAATACGAATTGGATGATGTTTTCGGGCATATTCAGACATAATCTTACATTCAAGTAATATGACTTGTTCATTTTCAGACGTATTCATAGTAGCATGCAATAATAGCTTATCGTCGTGTAGTAAAACTACATGCAAATACAACATTTTTATGTGTGTAATAATATAAATAATAAAAATCTATATTATTTATGTTCAAAAATCATATATTATTTATTTGTATGTTCCCACCTGTTTTTCAATCCATATTTATTGCGCATGTGAATGCATAAAAACACTGCGTGTAGGGTTCAAGCATGTTGCTTGGGTTGGAAATACTTGCCCTGACATGCATTTACTAGTATCATCTACTCCAATACATCCGCGTTTACCTTCATACTCACCGACTAAGCACCAATTTACCTTGTTAGATGTAATTGGTTTTTGTATGGGGTCAACACTTGAATCGGGTTGAGGTTGATTCGTGGTTGACTTAGCCGTGTTAATTACACTATCTAATCCGCTTGTCTTGCCTGTTTTAAATGAATTATCGAGTTGACTCACTGCACCACTATCAACATGTGAACGACTTGCATCCTTTAATAATCCTGCTGCAGATTGGATGGTATCTCCAGCTAAGTCAATTCCAGATTTTGCTACATCAGTAACTATATCAGTTGATTTATCTATCACTGTACCTGCAGTGTATCCAAAAACGGATAATATTTGTGTGAATAATGGACCAAATACACCACTTATGGTTTGAACTATATCTCCAAGTGACGATAACAAGTTCATACCTAAAAACGATAAAATTAATAAAGAAGTCAATAAAATTATCACAAGGTTTTTTCCTCTAAACATATCTGATTCGCCATTTGAGGATGATACCTTGGTTTGTTCAGTTATACTTGGTGTGACAGAAGTTTGAGTATTTTCAAATGATTGATTCATAATTATATATTATCAACAGTTTTTTTCGGTGATGGAAATGTTAAAATAAATAAAAAAGAATTTAAACATTCGTTTGATAGTATATTATAATTTATATTCCTAGTATAATGAGTTTGATAGATATGCTTGAATCCGTTTTCATATTGAGTTTAGGAATAACATTCGTGTTGATTATGTTTATAGTGTATCATTTTAAACAACGTCTTACTGTTTTGGAAAATAAGTGTGATACGATGTTTGAGTTAATTAATAGTGTTGTAAGTGAGCTAGGTACAATACGTCCATATCCTCGTGTTGAATCTGGACAAATGCATTCGTCCGGTGTATCACCGGCAATGATTAAAATTCATCGTGATGAGGAGGAGGTAGAAAATCACAGCGATATTGACAGTGACGATGTTGATACTGAAAATGCGGATGCATCTATGGATGATGAAGATACGGATGATGATATGGATGATGAAGATACGGATGATGAAGATACGGATGATGATATGGATGAGGTGAATGAAACCCAAGACGATTCAAATGTTGTTCGCATTGTCAACATAGACAACCTTCCGGATTTAGATATCAGCGACACAGTCAACGATTTAAACACCGATGATAATATGATGGACGACTTTAATGAAGATACTGGTATGCAAGACGTAGTTGTAAATAACATTGATATACACGTTGAAAAACTATCCACCGATGATGTTCATTTAGATGAAGTGTCTGTGGCCAGTTCGACCACTGATTCTAAACATCATTTATATGTCTATAAGAAAATGACACTTCCTGTATTGAAAGCGTTTGTTATAGAGAAAGGTTTAATAAGTGACCCGAGTAAACTAAAAAAACAAGAGTTACTGGATTTAATTCAATCCAGTGATATTTAGTACTTTCAAATGTTTATAAGGAAAATAAATAAACTTTTATAATATATAATTATAGTAGTATATTATAAATGCAAACAAACAAATCGTTTCATGCAGAATCTATAGAATCTGCCTATCCTATTATAAGTGAAACATTACCCATGACTGAACGTGGATATAAAACAAATAATAAATATCCAAAATTCCCTCCATTAATGAATGATGCTCGTTCCATTACCGCTTCATGGCAACATGATGCTGTTACTAACGCGAAAATTATAGAAACAAATAATATCAAATCGAATTGGCAATACCGTAAATATCTTACAGAAAATGCCAACTCTCTAATGGAACAAAGCTTTCGCGAATCATCGAACGATTTAGGATATAACTCTAGATTCGCAGAGGCTCCCCGCATTCAATCGAATCAATTTGTTGGAAAAACATCTCCTGCATTGTACACATCTGTTCATGATAATTCTTTTGTATTGGGTCGTTCAATCAGTGATTTAAAACATAATTACTTAACCAGGGAAGAATTGAATTCTCGCACATTTTCGCCAGTAATAACTCAGGACCAACTAATCCAATCCATGAGATAAGAGTCATTTTATAATATTTGAATGATGTAATATAGAAACAGTATGTTTATTACTTTCATATATGAAAGTAATAAGTTTTGATATTGGCATTAAAAACATGGCCTTTTGTGTGTTGTCATCCACGCAAAATACAGAAACACCTATAACCATTCATGACTGGAACGTATTAAGTATGATTGAAGAGGAAGGACCTGTAATCTATCCATGTAATTGTATGGTTGCTGGAAAAAATAAAAAAATCGAACCAAAAATGTGCAATAAAACATCTAAGTATAAAAAATTCGACCAATATTTTTGTGACAGACACGCGAAACTTTATAAACAATATATTGTTCCAACAAAAAAACACTCTATTGCATTTATTAAAAAACAAAAAGTGCCCGACCTAATTGCACTTTGCAACACACATATGTTATTGTTAAATCGAGACGTAAAAACATTAAAAAAGGAACATCTTATTGAAATACTTTCTTGTTTTTATAAACAAGTGTGCTTTGACCCTATCATTCCTGTAAAATCAAAAAACGCAAATGAAATTGATTTGATTCATATTGGCAAATCAATAAAAAGATTGTTTGACCAACTACCTGACATAAACACGATTACGAATGTATTGATTGAAAACCAAATATCACCCATCGCCAATCGAATGAAAACGATACAAGGCATGTTAGCACAGTATTTTATTATGAAAAATGACAATATACATATCGATTTTGTGTCGTCTTCCCACAAATTAAACCAATTTAAACAAATTCCAGCATTATGTGAACCTTCTACCACAGTAGTAAACCCAGAGTCGAATACCCATGTGAATGAATCAAATAAAGCCAACCCTCATTACAAAGCTCACAAAAGTGACGGTATTACATATTGTCAAAAAATACTTGAACAAAATGCGAGTCTAACCCAATGGACATCGTGCATGAATACACGGAAAAAAGATGATTTAGCGGATGCTTTTCTTCAAGGATTGTGGTATTTTAAACAACAAAATATTATATGTTACGCGGATGATTTAAAAATAAAGTTTGTGTAAATATCATAACAATGGAATCTATTGACCTTAACTTGGATAATTTAGAACCAATTTCCCTAGACTTTAACAGTAATAATGCTACTCCCAGTGTTAATTTTGGGTCGGGTATTGAATTATTAATGAATGATAAAAAACGAAGTGCATCTAGTGATAATACGAAGTTGGATTTAGGTGATTTAGATGAACTAGAAGAAGAAATGAATGTATTGTCAAAAAATGCAACGAAAGCGGCCGCAGCAGCCTCCTCAGGCGGTAACACAAAAACGCTTAGTGGAATGGCTGCTAACATGTTTGGCTTAGGCGGATTTACAAGTAGTTCTGCCGAGGCGGAACTACCCGATGACTCATATACAGATGCAAAATTGGGTTCGGCAACTCGCGAAAGTGCCGGAAATACAAAAACATGGGATGGATTTGCTAAGATGAATGATGTTCCCTCGTCAGGACCAGCATCGTCGTCATCTAATTTAAGTGAACGTGAAAAACGTCGTAAAAAGAGACTTATGTTGAAAAAGATGGACGAGTGGTATGCAAAAGGACAACTGAAACAAAGTACCAACCTCAATATTGATTCATCATATGATGAGATTGAGGATGAATATGAATCTGTTATGGAAGACAAGCGCAAGAAAGATGCGGTCAAGTTACAGGGTTGGTGGTTAATGACGTTTGTCAACTCGTTGGAATACGGTAATGCGGTATTCAATCCATTTGATTTAAATTTGGATGGATGGGGAGAGCAAGTGAGTGAAGACATTGATAGTTATGAAGAAATCTTTGCCGAGTTACACGACAAATATAAGGGTGGTAAAATGGCGCCTGAGTTGTCACTTTTATTACGCGTTGGGTTTAGTGCAGCAGTATTGAATTTTTCAAACAAGGCATTGTCTAGTGCAGCACCTGGGTTCAATGATGTTATCAAACAAAGTCCTGAGCTGATGAAAATGTTTACAAATGCAACCGTGAGTAGTATGAGCCAACAATCCCCTAGTTTTGAATTTGCTCAAAACTTGATGCAAGACCATAACAATAAACCTCGCGGTCCTCCTCCTCCTGCTCCTGTAAATACCCAAGAACGCCCTCCTCCACAACGTCCAGGTATGACATTTACCGACACGCCTAGTAATCGTCCCGATATAGCAGCTAGCAGAGGCACCATGTTTCGCGAGCAAGGGGTAGATGTGAATAATAACTTTCAAGGGGTGAACGAAGTATCTAAGAAAATTTCAACCCCCGCACAACGTCCCGAAATGAAAGGTCCACAAAACAGTGATATCGACAATATTCTTGCTGGTTTAAAAACAAGAACCATTAATATTCAAGAAACCCGAGAACCACAAAATCAGGGAGATGATTCTATGATATCCATTACTTCGTTAAACGATATGCAGAACACCAATATGCCCAAACGTACCAATCGTAGAAAAAATAAATCGGATAAAAATATTATTTCCTTAGATATTTAATATGACTGTAATCAAATAATTACATAAAAATATGCAGTTTATTCACTGTATATTTTTACATGCATGATGTATTGTTTCTATGATAAATAATATAATAATAATAAATAAAGAATAACTTCTATATACCGGTATAGGAGTGTTAGTAGTATTATATAATGGAAACAAATACATGCGATATTGATGGGCAAACAAGTATAAATCCAGTTACTGAAACCGTCGAACAAGTCGAATCCACCGAACAAGTTGAATCCAGTGAATCCACCGAATCCAATGAACAAGTTGAATCGGTCGAAGACGTCGAATCCACCGAACAAGTTGAAACTACTGAAACCACCGAACAAGTTGAAACTACTGAAACCACCGAACAAGTTGAAACTACTGAAACAACCGAACAAGTTGAACCGATTGAATCTGCAGAAGACGTCGAATCTACTGAAACATCCGAATATAGTGAAACATGCGAAACTGAATCTATGTCGATACCATTTTCTTCCAGAACGTATGATACACCACGGTGTCGCAGTCATTGTTCAAATATGATGTTTTCGCATGTATTCATGATTATACCATGTATTTGGTGGATATGTATAGATGTTCCTGATACAGATGCATCTGTGTTTTATAGTAAAATAATGGCCATTATAATGACTGCATCCATCATTTTTTCGTATATATATCATTATTATTATGAATGCATTTTATGTTATACGGAACAAACTTACATCGCATTTGCAATCATTAGTTTGAATATATATATGTTTTTGCGTAATGTTAGTATATTATATATTTTACCAGGAGGTATATTATTATTTGCACTAAAAAAATGTTTACAATATTGTAACAGTTACACAATAGAACATTATGAAACATATCATCCAATTTGTCATTACATAGCTGGTTTGTATATATTTTATTGTGTGTGGTGTTTACAAAACGCCCAGCATAATATGTTCACTATCGATATTAAAAATGTTCTGTTTAACGATGTCTATTCAGGTATCAATTATCAGAAATTGGACCCAAACATGCTAGCGTGTATGTTCTTGTAATGTAGTATTACAATCTTATATCATGTATATAAAAACAATGTTATATACATATTAGCATTGACTATGGTAAATCATATTATTCCAGTATTATCGACAATATTATATTTTCATTTTCCTCAAAATATAATCATAAATAAAGACACATTATATAAAATCTCCTTTGTTCATAACATACTTTTATCTTGCTTTAGTTTTTACATTTTTGCATCATTAAGTTCTTTTTTATTAACAAAAGGCATTGTAATACAAAATGGTTATTATTTTTCGTTTGTTCAGTTTGATGATATTTTGTTTTATTTTTATGTGTCCAAATATGTAGAATACATAGATACCTTTTTGATTTATTTGAAAGGAAATAAGCCAATATTTCTACAGTTATATCATCATTCTGGAGCAGTTATATCGTGGCATTTGGCATATACATACAAATTGGATTGTTTCTGGATACCAACTTTATTAAATTCGTTTGTTCATTCTATCATGTATACTTATTATGCACTATCCATACTAAAAATAGATGTTATAAAAAACCTAAAAAGATATATTACAGCATTACAAATCTCCCAACTAATATTTTTGTTTACTGCCTTTAAACTCTATTATCATGTTGAAACTAGATTCAATTGGAATATAATGTTGTTATGTGGATTTGCAAATGTCATTCAAATTGCTCTGTTCCTTGATTTTTATAAAAAACAATACATCACGTACAAATAGTATTTCTGTGATATAATAATATTATATTGTAAATTATCCAGATTTGAAAAAAAACATGCTGGCCTGCACGTTTTTATAAACGTTTTTTATTTTATTTTATATTTTACTTCATAACAGCCTATTCGCTAATTGAACTACATCATTCATTATTCATTGTAATGAATCATGAAAAGAAACCAACAAACTTACCTATCACTGTGTCTCTGTGCAACGCGTTTATTTGTTTGTGTACTATGTAAATAACGAATGAGTTGAGCCGATTGTGGTTCTTGTAAATGCAACACCATCACCGGTAGCTGTAATTCCGCAAAACGCTTTATTCTTAATGGTCGATGTACAAATATGTCCGGGATACGGATGTTGATTCTTAGTTTGAGCTGGTTCTCCATATTGTATGACGATTTACGCCGATTTTGTATTGATGCAGCTTATTAAAATACTTTTTCTGCTTCAATTTTTTACATATTGAGTGGCGCTCTGCTTACGCAGATTCATACATATGTATCATTTTTTTCTTTTGTGCATCATAATCCACCATTGGTTCTGGATATTTGACACTTTTATACGCAGGATTTGCATGACGTTCATACCATTTATGTATATCGGTTGCATCCACGTTCTCCAATTCAGGTACCCATTTCTTTATA